TGTCCCATGGCTGATTGTGTGGATATCGCCAACGACTACGCCGAGCGTGAACTCGCTGAGCGCCTGTACTCCCGAGTCAAGTACGTCGGCGAGAGCCTGTCCGAATGTGAAGACTGCGGAGAAGAGATTCCGGTAGCGCGGCGGGAACTCGTTCCTGGGGTTCGGAAGTGCCTTTCTTGCCAGGAATACTTGGAGGAAATCAATGGACGCTGAAAGCATCATCGGGCTTCGGGTGGGCAAGGTGGTTGTTGAAGCATTCTCCCACTGTGCCGGCAAGGCTTCCCATTGGGTTTGCCGTTGCGACTGCGGTAACCGAGTCATTATGCGCCGAGGAAATCTGATGAGAAACCGAACTACGACCAGTTGCGGTTGCTCTCGGTTTTCTCACGGGATGACCGGAACTCCAACGTACAGCTCATGGAGCAACATGATTGATCGCTGTACGAATCCCTCTAACAAGCGATACGTCGACTACCAAGGCAGGGGAATCACTGTTTGTGAAAGGTGGATGACGTTCGCCAACTTCCTGGCTGATATGGGCGAAAGGCCAGACGCCACCTCCCTTGATCGAATTGACAACGACGCAGGTTACTTCAAGGAAAACTGCCGCTGGGCAACTGCCTTAGAACAGATGAATAACACTAGAAGAAACACCTTCGTTGAGTATCTAGGTAGGCGGCAAACAGTTTCTCAGTGGGCAGGCCAGCTTGGAATTCCCGAATGCACTCTGCGCAGCCGGCTAAATCGTGGTTGGTCGATTGAAGATGCAATGCAGAAGCCTATCAGCAAGCAGCGCCGGGAGTGCAAGCAGAAGAAGGGAAAGCGCCATGGCTGAACTCGCTCTCATCCGCACCGCCCAGGGCCTGGTCCCGGCGACCGAGGCAGATCGCGAAACCGTTCAGAAGTGGAAGGCCGGCCAGGTCGTCCACGGGAAATTCACCCGGATGCGCAATGCCAAGTTCCACGGCAAGTTCTTCGCCATGCTGGATCTCGCATGGGAGTACTGGGAGCCGAAAGGCGGCCTGGTGCCGCGCCAGGAGATGCGTGGCATCCGCGGGCTGGCCAAGTACTTCGAGGATCTGAATGGGCGTCCTGGCCAATTGCAGAACGCCGTCGCCGCGTACATCGCCAAGCTTGAGGCTGATCGAGCGGGCCGCTTCCCGGCAGTCGAGAAGAGCCGCGAGGCGTTCCGCGAGTGGATCACCATTGAGGCCGGTCACTTCCACCTGATCCATACGCCTGACGGCGTTCGCAAGGAAGCCAAGTCGATCAGTTGGGCGAGCATGGACGACACAGCTTTTGAGCCGCTTTACCGCGACGTGTTTGCCGCCTGCTGGAGGCTGGTCCTTTCCTCTCACTTCGAAACCGAGGCTGACGCCATGGCGGCGGCTGATCAGATGGGGACTTTCGCATGAGCAAGTTCAAGGTTGGCGACATGGCTATGACCATGGTTTACGACTCTGCGCTCCCGGCGGGTTCTGTGGTTGAGCTGGAGCGCGAACTCAAAAAAGGCGACGAGATCGCCCGTGGGTTCGTCGCCCCATCCGCCGGATGGATAGTGCGACATCCCGAAGTCGGCAGAGAAGTACTGGCATACGGGGATCACGAACTGATGCCACTCAAGTGGGACTTCCAGCCCGAGCAGCAGAAGGCGAAGGAGGAGATCGCATGAACGAAGACATTCTGAAGTGGGTGAAGCGCAATAACCGCAAGGACGCTCGCCTGATCTCCTACAAAGACGGCGTTTACGATCTCGTCTACTTCGACAAGGGCAAGGTTCGCATTGGCACCCTCAAGGATGGAATGTACTGCCGCTACGGCATCAACTGCCGTGGCGCAATGCACTCGGAAGACCCTATGAGCCTATGGCAGTCGAGCGGTGGGGCCTGTTCCAGCAATGACGTGAAGATCATGCAGGCCTATCTCTCTGGAGGCTGCACGCTGCCGGTGTTCGACTTCTCGCAGATCAAGGGGCTGAAATGGTAATTGCCCGCCTTCCCAAGCCTCGCAAATGCCAGAACCCTGAATGCGGCCAGGAGTTCACCCCTCGCTTCAGCAGCACGCAAAAAGTCTGCTCGCCGGCCTGCGCCCTGGCCATCAAGGACAAGCACGCCAACCCGGCGCGGAAGGCCATCGCTGACCGCGAGCGGAGGGAGATCAAGGTTCGGAAGGAGAGGCTGAAGACACACAGCGACCACATCAAAGATGCAGAGAAAGCCGTTCGTGACTACCGGCGAACCTACGAACTTTCCATCGGCAGCGGCTGCATAAGCTGCGGCAAGTCTCAGGCCGAGGTACTGGCCGAACAAGGCTGGAAGACTGGAGGTGCATTCGACGCAGGGCATTTTCTCGGCAAGGGGGCAAGGCCCGAGCACCGCCTGGAGCCATCCAACATATGGCTTCAATGCAAGGCCTGTAACGCGGGCTCAAGCAAGTACGCCAGGAAGGGGCTTACCGTTTCCCAGGGCTTCCGTGAGGGCTTGATCGAACGCATCGGCCTGGAAGCTGTAGAGGCTCTGGAAGCCGATCACCGTCCCCGCAAGTACACCAACGACGAACTGAAGGCGATCACCGCCGAGTACCGCGCCAAGCTGCGCGAACTGAAAAAGAGGACTGCCTGATGAAAACCACCATCTCGATCATCATCAGCATGACGCTGAGCCTTTCCCTGCTGTCCGGCATCGGCCAGCTGTCGCAGTTCGCCTTCTACGTCTGCGTCATCATGAACGCTCTTGCCTGGATCGGGATGCTCCTCGGCATGGTCAAGGACGAGGTCAGTGCGCGCATCCGCCGGACCTTCTGGATTCAGCTCCTACCATCCATCTTCTACGTCTATGCCCTGATCTTCAGCGGGCATCCAATGCTTGGCGCCTCCGCCTTCATGGTGCAGTTCCTGATCGTCGCCACCGCCTTCCGCAAGGAGGAAAAGCCGGCATGACGCTAGCCGAATACATCGCCCAGCAATGGGAAATCCTTCGTGAATATGGGCTGATTAAGGGGGAAGGGAAATGAATCTGAACAGCGCACGCATTGCCTGGCACGATGCGTTCTATACCCCTTGGAACAGCGGCATGGCTGAGGCGGCGGAGCGAGCTGCTCTTGGAATTGTCGAGGCTGGCGGATATGTCCGGCGCCGCATCACCGAGATCGACGATGATGGGGATGCTGTCTCCTACAGCCAGCACACCTTCGTGCCAGGAATCCGCCAAACCAGGACTGAGCGCGACATTAGCACTCCTCGGGCTGTTCATCAGGCGCTCGCCGGCGTGATTCAAAAGGCGATCGATACCCTCCCGGCGCACCTGAAGGTGTTCGGCAATCACATGTACAGCCCGATGGCTGACGAAGACGACAAGGAGGCTGCGGAAGAGATCGTGTTCAGGGTCGCGTACGAAACTGGCCCAAGGATGTACACGAAGAAATTCGAGAAGGCGCGCTATGTCGCTGCGGGAGTCTTGTTCCGGTACCGTCGCATGCACCAGGGCGGCCAGAGCGAAGGCGTTGATCCCTGCCCAAGCCCTGAGTCGTTCCGCGCCTGGCTTGACCGTATGCATGGCATTGAACTTGACCCAAGAAACTGGGATAGGGAATGGGACGGCTTTATCCAGGCCTGTTTCGATGCCTGCAACGATCTCGACAAGGCCGCGCTTGTGCCTGTCTCTTCGGCGATAAAAATGATGAAAAATGCTGCTTGACGACAAATGTGCGGCTGAGGCAGACTTATCTCCATCGTGACAAATTCGCCTATGGCGAAAGTCACCACCGAAGCCCTGGCATCTGCCGGGGCTTTTTGTTTCGACGCAGGGTGGAGAAGTGGTCATCTCGCCGGGCCCATAACCCGGAGAGCGCTGGTTCGAATCCAGCCCTTGCTACCAAATCCTTCGGGTTGCGACTACGCGGCCGGGATCGCCTTGGACACGCAGGCGTTAAAGTGAAGTGGGAGCCGGTGGAAGCCCGGCACGGAGTGAATGCAGTGGTGCTGATGCTGCGAATCGAGGGTTTATGGCAAGCCCGTGGTGACACAGACGCCTAGGCGCAGCAACGTACACAGAGAGCCAGAAGCCGGAGATCAGCGCCGGCCACTCCAAATCACGCATGCGGCAGAAGAAAGCAAGGGTCACCATTGGTGATCAAGGCGAAAGCCCCGGCTCCTTGCTCTGCGGGCGTGACGCCGGCTAGTCCGGCACCTATTCTGCGGCTCTAGCTCAACTGGCAGAGCGCTGTCCTTCCAAGTCAGATGTTGCGGGTTCAAGTCCCGCGAGCCGCTCCAAACTCGATTCAATGACGTGTAGCTCAGAGGTAGAGCGGTCGGCTGTTACCCGACTGGTCGATGGTTCGATCCCATTCGCGTCAGCCAATAAGCCGGTATGGCGCAACAGGGAGCGCTGCTGATTTGTAATCAGAGGGTTGCGGGTTCGACTCCTGCTGCCGGCACCACACTACAAGGCCCAGGCAATGACCTGGGCTTTTCTGCATCTGGAGTAAGCAAATGGACCCGATGACGACCGTTGGCGGAGGTCTCTTCGCCAAGTACAGCGTCGCTATTGCCGGGTTCTGGGGGTCGATTCTGTCCCTTGGATTCCTGAGCGGCCTGAACCGCTGGCAAGCCGCGCTCGCTGTAGCAACCGGATTCGGGTGCTCAACATATTGGACTGCTCCGGTTGCCGCATGGCTTTCGCGTGAGTACGAGATTCCACTCGATGACGCATTTCTGAGTGGTGTCGCATTCACCATTGGTTTGCTGGCGATGAATATCATCCCCGGCCTGAAGGCGGCAGTAACGGCAATCACAGAGCGGTTCCTTCCTACGAGAGGAACCTGATCATGATCATGTCGATTCTGGCGGCGCTGGATGCGCTGCTGTGTGTGCTTGTCGTTGTAGCTGCTCTGGAGTTCCTGCGCACCGTCCAGTTGTCTGGGCAGCCGCTATTGGGTATCTCCTTCTACCTGGTGGCTGGTGGTGCATTCGGAATCCTGTACGGAATCATGAAGGGCGCACCGGTTAATCCATTTTCGGTGATCCTCCATGCTGGGCTCGTACTTTACGCCTGGTCCCGGCGCCGGCAGATATTCGGAAGCGACTGGTCGTGGAACTGAAGCGACCTCACCCTCCAGAGACGATCGGGCAGTTCGCGGAAGGCGAAGATTGGGCGGACGCCTTTGTCCCCGCTCAGGATGTTCTGGCTTGGGCGAAGTCAGTGTTAATCGATCCGAACGGAATCCTGGGCAATGAAGACCACGCCCACCTACAAGACGCTCCTCTCGCTTTCCTATGGGCTGCCTCCAGCTTCACCAAGCAGGGGAGGACGGTACTGGGTCAGTGCGAAGAGGTGACGTTCCGCTGTGGAGCCTGGCAGAAGGGAAGGCAGGAACAGCAGATGATCCGTTGGTTCGGATACCTGCCGAGGTTTCTGATCACCCTGGCTGCTGACTACTGCTCCCAGTGCTCCGACGCGGAGTTCTGCGCATTGGTCGAGCATGAGCTCTACCACATCTGCCAAGAGCACAACCAATACGGAGAGCCCAAGTTCACCGAGGAGGGATTTCCAAAGCTGAAGCTCCGCGGGCATGACGTCGAGGAGTTCGTCGGCGTGGTGAGGCGATACGGCCCAAGCAAGGACGTGCAGTATCTCATCGACGCTGCTAGCAGGCCTCCAGAGGTGGCCAAAATCAACATTTCGAGAGCCTGCGGTACGTGCCTGCTGAAGTCGGCATAGCCACGACAGGCCCATGACAGGAAGAAAAACGATGGCAACCCTGAACAGCGACGTGAAGGCGTTCATCGTTCAGGCGCTGGCCTGTTTCGATACGCCATCCCAGGTTGCGGAATCGGTCAAGAAGGAATTCGGCATCGAGGTCAGTCGGCAGCAGATCGAGTCGCACGACCCGAACAAGGTGTGCAGCAAGGGCCTTGCCGCGAAGTGGCGGATCCTCTTCGAGGACACCCGCAAGCGCTTCCGCGAGGAGATCGCCGACATCCCGATCGCCAACCGCGCCTACCGACTGAGGGCATTGGGTCGGATGGCTGAGCGCGCCGAGGGCATGCGAAACATGGCCCTGGCTGCCCAGCTTTACGAGCAGGCCGCCAAGGAGTCTGGTGGCGTCTACACGAACAAGCACCAGCACGAAGTCTCAGGTCCGAATGGCGCGCCGGTGGCAGTCGCCGCCTTGACCAAGGAGGACTACAAGCAGGCTCGCCGAGAGATGCTCGCGGAAGATGATTGCTGACCCCATTACCCTTGCTCGAAAGGTAGAGTGCGAGGCGGACGGCCTTTACTTCGCGCGCTACTTCTTCAAGCAGCGCATGGGTTCGAAGATGATCGTCGCGCCGCATCACCGGGTGATCCAGGAGACTTTGGATAGGGTGGTGGATGGTGAGATCCAGCGCCTGATCATCAACGTGCCTCCTGGATACACAAAGACCGAGCTGGCGACGATCAACATGATCGGCCGGGGATTGGCGCTGAACAACCGCGCCAGGTTCATGCACCTGTCCTACTCGCACAATCTGGCCCTACTGAACTCCAGTACGGCGCGCGGTATGGTGAAGTCCTCGGCGTATCAGGCCATGTGGCCTATGTCGCTGCGAGATGACGCCGACAGCAAGGCCATGTGGTGGACTGAGCATGGCGGCGGGGTTTACGCATCGTCCGCCGCCGGCCAGGTGACAGGGTTTCGCGCCGGCCACATGGAGCCTGGATGGCAGGGCGCGCTGATAATCGACGACCCTGTGAAGCCGGATGATGCCTACAGCGAGACGGTTCGTGATGGGGTGAACAGCCGCTTCAATGAGACCATCAAGAGCCGACTGGCCATCGAAAGCACGCCGATGGTCGTGATTATGCAGCGCATCCACTATCACGACCTGAGCGGCTACCTTCTGCGAGGCGGGTCAGGGGAGATGTGGCATCACCTCAACCTTCCAGTGATCATCGACAACAGCGAGCCGTACCCAGCGGAAAACACTCACGGAATCCCGATCGAGCATGGTCTTCCGGATGGCTGGCTATGGCCCTTCAAGCACAACGAGAGCCACCGCACAGCGCTTTTCTCGCATCGACGCACCGCAGAAGCCCAGTACATGCAGAAACCTCGGCGGTTCAACGCTGAGGGGGCGCTATGGACCGAGCAACTGATCAATGCAGCGCATCAATTGCAGATCAGGGCCGACCGCAAGCGGTGCGTGGTGGCCATCGATCCTCAGGCCACCAACAGCGACGAGAGCGACGAAACTGGGATCGTGGCGGCGAGTTCCTACGGTGCTGGTGACTCCCGCCAGTTCTCGGTCGATGGCGATTACAGTGGGAAATACTCACCAGCCGGTTGGGCGAAAAAGGCTATGGCTGCATACGAGCAGCACCAGGCCGACGCGATCGTTATTGAGACGAACCAAGGCGGCGACATGGCGGAAGAGACCCTGAAGAACGCGGGTTTCAAGGGGCGAATCATCCGAATCCACGCCAACAAGGGAAAGTTCGCCCGTGCTGAGCCGATATCCGCCCTGTACGAGCAAGGCAGGGTGGCTCACCAAGGCGCGCTGTATCTGCTGGAGAACCAGCTCATGGAGTACATCCCCGCGACGGCGAAGAAGTCGCCGGACCGGCTGGATGCCATGGTCTACGCCTTGACCGAATTGGGCGGAGCCGCGCCGCTTGGCATTCTTCTTCCCGGAGCCCGCTGATGGCCATCTTCATCCTCAAGGAGCGCGCAACCAGCCGCTCCATGGTGGTCCGTGCTCGCTGCACGTCCTGCGCCCGCACCGTGGCGGTCGAGAACGCTGGCGCCGAAGGGACGATGGTCTGGCGTGACCCCAACCTCTCATCTGTCGAACTGGTCCGCGAGACGGACAAGCCAGGCCTCATCCTGAAATCGGACTGACCATGACTGACAAACTCGACCTCGCGGTCAATCACGCGATGAGCAGTGCCATCGCGCGTGCGCGAATGAGCCTGCTGAACCAGGGCATCGGCCATGACGCCAAGCGGCCGCAGGCGTGGTGCGAGTACGGTTTTCCCCAGGAAATCACGTTCAACGACCTGTACACCATGTACCGGCGGGGCGGCATCGCCCATGGCGCGGTTGAGAAGATCGTCACCACGTGCTGGAAGACAAATCCGCAGGTCATAGAGGGCGACGATCAGGACCGCTCCAAGGACGAGACCGAGTGGGAGAGGAAGAACAAGCCGCTGATCGCAGGCGGCAGGTTCTGGCGGGCTGTCTCCGAAGCCGACAGGCGCCGCTTGGTGGGTCGGTATTCCGGGCTGCTCCTCCACATAAGGGACAGCCAGCCCTGGGATAGACCTGTTTCGGGCAAGGTCAATGGCCTGGCGAAGGTCACCCCGGCCTGGGCTGGGTGCCTTAAGCCGAAGTCGTTCGACGAAAAGCCGGATAGCGAGACCTACGGGCAGCCCACCATGTGGGAATACACCGAGGCTTCCCAAGCCGGTCGTCCCGGTCTGGTGCGGGATATCCATCCGGATCGGGTGTTTATCCTCGGAGACTGGACCGGCGATGCAATCGGCTTCCTGGAGCCTGCCTACAACTCCTTCATCAGCCTGGAGAAGGTCGAGGGAGGCAGTGGCGAATCGTTCCTGAAGAACGCTGCACGTCAGCTCCTGCTGAACTTCGACAAGGATATTCAGCTCGGCGAGATCGCCAGCACCTACGGCGTGACGCTCGATGCACTCAACGAACGCTTCAACGAGGCGGCGCGTCAGCTAAACCGCGGCAACGATGTCCTGCTTCCAACCCAGGGGGCGACCGTCACGCAGATGGTGTCCGCTGTTTCGGACCCCAGCCCCACGTACAACGTCAACCTGCAGACCGCCGCCGCCGGCGTCGACATCCCGACCAAGATTCTGGTGGGCATGCAGACCGGCGAGCGGGCGAGCAGTGAGGACCAGAAGTACCACAACGCCAGATGCCAGGCGCGCCGGGTGCAAGAACTGACGTTCGAGATCAACGACTTGTTCGCGCACCTGATGCGCATCGGCGTGGTTCCGCTGAAGGCTGAGTTCACCGCGATCTGGGATGACCTCACCGTGCCGACCAAGGCCGAGCGCTTGGCCAACTCCAAGACCATGAGCGAGATCAACAGCGCCGCGATCGGCACTGGCGAGCCCGTGTTCACGGCGGAGGAAATACGCGAAGAAGCTGGATACGACCCGCTCGAGGGTGGCGATCCGCTGCCTGACACCGAACCGGAGGATGAAGATGCCGCGCGCACCGATCCTACCGGCGAACGGCAGTGACCCGACCGGGGTAGATCGCCTGGAAAGGGGCGCAATGCGCGAGTTCGACAGGCGCATGCGGAAGATCAGGGATGGCTACGTGGCGGCCCTGGATCGAATCCCGGCCCAACCGGTGGTGAACGAGCAGTATACCTACCGTCTCGACCAGGCCCTTCTCTCCGCGATCTTCGCCGACACCAACCTGATGGTCGACGAGATACTGCAGGAGGGCGGGGAGCGGGACCTCTGGTTCTTCGAGTCCTACGTCGGGGTTGCCTACATCCGCGGGACTGCGCAGACCCACGCCAACCTGGCGCAGCAGTCGCCGGCGTATCGCGCTGGCCGGGAGTCGCTGGATGTGCTCCTCCGATCCGACGCCTACCGCGCGCGCATGGCGCTGCTTCGCGCTCGGGAGTTCGAGGAAATGAAGGGGCTGTCGGGCCAGGTCAAGGCCGACATGGCGCGCATCCTCGCCGAAGGCATGGGGCGCGGGAAGAATCCCCGGGAGATTGCACGGGACCTGACCGCCCAGACCGGCATCGAGGCGCGTCGAGGCCATCGCATCGCCCGCACCGAGGTCACTACCGCACTCCGAAGGGCTCGCTGGGACGAGAAAGACGCTGCTGAGGCCGATTACGGCGTCCAGTCGAAGCTGATGCACATGTCGGCCCTGTCCCCCAGCACTAGGGCCACCCATGCGGACAGGCACGCCAGGCTCTACACCTCGGATGAGGTGAGGGACTGGTACAGCCGAGACGGAAACTCGATCAACTGCAAGTGCAGCCAGGTCGAGGTGCTGGTCGATGACGAAGGGAACCCGGTTGTCCCGGCCATCGTCGAGCGCGCGCGCCGCAACTACCAAGTCATGAAAGCCAAAGGGCGCGGGCCCTGGGCGAAAGAGGATTGAGCCATGCCCATGCAGGTCAACATCACCACCCAGGTCAACAGCGCCAGTATTCGACGTGAGACCTACAACGGGCGCGAACACCTGGTTCTGCCGAGCTACACCCTGCCGGCCGGGGTGGTAATGAACGGTGGTCTCTACACCGCCGAGCAGATCGATAAGCACTACCCAGGGCTGGAGGGAACGCTCGCGCCGCTCGGCCACCCGATGGTCGACGGGAAGTTCGTTTCGGCGTTCTCCCCCGAAGGGATCAACGTCGGCCATATCGGCGCCTGGAACCGAAACGTGAAGAAGTCCGGAAACCGGGTCTACATGGAGAAGTGGATCGACATCGAGGTCGCCAAGTCAACGGAAGGTGGGCGAGAACTGTTGCAGCGCGTCGAGGCGCTAGAGAGGGGAGACGATGTACCTCCGATTCACACTAGCGTGGCGGCGTGGCTGGAGCGTCTGCAGCCGAACGAAAGCCAGCGTACGCAGGGGATCGAGTGGGTCGCCGACATCCAGAGCATGGACCACGACGCGATCCTGCTGCACGAAGTAGGGGCGGCCACTCCTGAGCAGGGCGTCGGCCTCATGGTGAACGCGGACCAGGCTGTGCCGCTTCAGCCGAACTCCGGCGCCCTGGTTGGCGAGTCCTACCGGGAGCGTGAGCAGCGCCTGGACCGAGCCGCAAAGGAGCGATTCGCCTCCGGCCCCGACCAGTACGCATGGGTTGCCGATTTCACCGATTCCCAGGCCGTGATCAGCCTCAACGGCGGTGTGACCGAGGTGTACGGCTACAAGGTCGAGGCAGGGAAGATCGTCTTCGACGAGTCCGGCCAGCCCGTTGTCCGGCAAGAGTCCTGGGTCGCCATGGTGGCCAACAGCATCAAGAACATTTTCACCCATCGTCAGGCTCGGCCTGATCAACCTGAGAAGGAGGGCGACATGCCCCTGACCCCCGAAGAGAAGGCCGAAATCGTGAAGGAAATCGGCACCAACACCTCCAACGCCATCAAGGAACTGGCGGACACCATCATCAAGCCCCTGGCCGACAAGGTCGACGGCCTGGTCGCCAACCACAAGGCCCTGGCCGACACGCTGACCGCCAACCAGCGCGCCGAGGAAGACAGCATGCGTGAAGCGGTCAAGGCCAAGTTCGGCGAGGTCATCGCCAACAGCCTGGCCGGCGACGCGCTCAAGGAAATGTTCAAGCAGTGCGGCGAGTCCGCCCCGCTGGGCGCCAATGCCGCCACCGACAAAGGCGGTCTCACCGCCGATATCAACAACCTGCCGAAGGAGTAAGCCATGTCTCGCTATCGTCGCGTGAACATCGACGGCAAGTCGCTGTTCAAGACCGAAACCCGCAAGACCGCCGCGGCACTCCTGCCCGGCACGTTCGCCGTGATCAATGGCAGCGACCTGTTCGCCCAGGCAAGCGCAAGCGTTGGCCGACTCTACGTCATCGACTGCGCTCACCACGAAGGCCTCAACATCCGCGATGCGGTTCCCGTCGGCCATTCGGCCGTGGGCAACTACGTCGAAGAGGGTCGCGAACTCGCCGTGCTGTGCCCGGCCGGTACCTACAAGAAGGACACGCCGATCAAGCTCGGAACCAGTGGCCAGGGTGCCATCGCGTCGAGCGATACCGACACGGTCCTCGGTTACAGCCAGGACGATGCAGTCATCGCCTCCGGCCAAACCGACTTCATCCGCATCCGCTTCCGTGTCGGCAGTGTCGCCGCCCCGGCGCCCTAATAGGAGTACGGACACATGTTCCTCACCCAGCAAGCAATCGCCGCCCATCCCCGCCTGATGGGCCATTTCCAGGAGTTGCAGGCCAACCGCAACATCTGGAACAACCAGAACGCCGCGATGATCACCCACCACCGCGGCGCCATGACCCCCGAAATGCTGGCCTGCAACGCGCTCGCCGGCCTGGGGCGTGAGTTCTGGGCCGAGGTCGACGCCCAGATCATCCAGTACCGCAACCAGGAAACCGGCATGGAGATCGTCAACGATCTCCTGCAGGTGCAGACCGTGCTTCCGATCGGCAAGACCGCCAAGCTCTACAACGTGGTCGGCGACATCGCCGATGATGTGTCGGTGAGCATCGATGGCCAGGCCCTGTACTCCTTCGATCACACCGAGTACAACTCCGATGGCGACCCCATTCCGGTGTTCACCGCCGGCTATGGCGTCAACTGGCGCCATGCCGCCGGCATGAACACCGTCGGCATCGACCTGGTTCTGGACTCCCAGGCTGCGAAGCTCCGCAAGTTCAACAAGCGGATCGTTGCCTACACCCTGGACGGCGCCACCAACATCCAGGTCGAGAACTACCCGGGTCAGGGGCTGCGCAATCACCGCAACACCATCAAGGTCAACCTGGGATCCGGCGCCGGCGGCGCGAACATCGACCTGACCACTGCCACCCAGGAGCAACTGGCTGCGTTCTTCACCACCGGCGCTTTCGGCCAGGCCGCCCGCAACAACAAGGTCGATGCCTACGATGTGCTGTGGGTGTCCCCGGAAATCTGGGGCAACATGAACCGCCCGGCAACCGTGGCAATCGGTGGCAGCACGATCCTGAGCGGCGGCACTGTTTTGCAGTTGATCACCCCGTTCATCCCGGCTCGCGCCATTCGCCAGTCGTTCGCCCTGTCGGGTAACGAGTTCCTGGGCTATCAGCGCCGCCGGGACGTGGTCACCCCGCTGGTCGGCATGGCTACCGGCGTTGTGCCGCTGCCGCGCCCGCTGCCGCAGGTCAACTACAACTTCCAGATCATGAGCGCCATGGGCATTCAGGTGAAGAAGGACGACGAAGGCCTGTCCGGCGTGATCTACGGCGCCAACCTGGCGTAAGGAGAGCAACATGCCCAAGTACGAGGTGATCAAACCCTGGAACGGCGTTTCCAAGGGCCAGGTGCTGGAACTCGACACTCTGGCTGCGGCGCTCCTGCCGAACGTGCGCGAGATTGGCGCACTCAAGAACGGAGGCCTGACCTTGGACGTTTCGGCCCAGGTTGACGAAGCGGCCAAGCAAGCTCTCGCCGAAGCGCAGGCATCCGTCGACGCCATGATCGTTGATGCCAAGGCTCAGGCCGAAGGCATCATCGCCGCAGCCAACGCGGAAGCAGCGAAGATCCTGGATCAGGCCAAGGCCCAGGCCGGTACCCTGACGCCGGCGATCCCGGACGGCAGCGAGCGCCGGGAGCTGATCAAAGCGCGCTTGAAGGAGCTGAAGATCGAGTTCGATGGCCGCCAGGGAGAGGAAGCGCTTGCCGCCCTTCTGCCGGATGGCGAGCTGGCGAAGCTGTTCCCGGCCAAGTGACCGGTGCGTGACGAGAGGCCGCCTGCGGGCGGCTTCGTCGTTTCTGGCCCCAGAAATGGGGCCTTCTTCTTCCAGGAATCGGACATGATCACAGTTGAACAGGCCCGGCAGTACCTGCAGAGCCAGGGCATCGACAACGTGCCCGATTTCATCCTTGCGGCGTGGATCGAGCAATTGCAGCAGATCCAGGACTGCCTGGATGCCAATTACCCGGCATCGACCGCGCTGCTGATTCAGGCCTACCTGCTGGCGCTATTCGCCCTGGCCCAGGCCGACAAGTACATCAGCAGCCAGACGGCCCCATCCGGTGCTTCTCGATCGTTCCGCTACCAGGCCTTTGCTGATCGCTGGAAGGCGCAGTTGGCCCTGCTGAACGCCCTGGACAAGTACGGATGTGCGACGGGGCTGATTCCCCCGAACCCAACCAAGACCGCACACGGCGGTCTTTGGATCGCGCGCGGTGGCTGCATGTGTGGTGACTCATGAGCACGACAGCGAATTGGAGTTACACCAACACTGCGACGGTTCGGCCGTTCCTGCACTTCGACCTTTCGACACAGGAGGCCGTTTACGGCCCTGACTACGAGATCGCTTGCACCTGGGTAGCGAAGGGTGAACAGGTCCGCGACAACAACGGCGCCGAGTTCGTGTCGCGCCACCAGATCTACACCGAAGACCGCCGGCCGAAGTACCTGGACCTGATCCAGTTCGATGGTTCCAACGGCTGGGAAGAGATTCGCTCGGTGACGAACTGGGACATGTCCTTCTTCGGCGAGCAGCCGGACTTTCTACTGGTGACCTGACATGGCAATCCAAGGCATCGACCGCGTCCGGCGGAATCTTCGTGTGGCTGTCGAAAACATTGCCGGCGGCGTTTCCGAGCGCGCTGTTTATGAGGTGCTGAGCCAGGGAGCGGCAATGGCGCAGACCATGACACCGATCGACACATCGACTCTGGTCAACAGCCAAACGGCCCCCCAGATCACTGTTGGCCCAAACGGGGTCGAGGGCAGCGTCGGTTACACCGCTGCCTACGCGGCAGCAGTCCACGAAGCGCCAGGCACTCTCGCCGGCCAGCCGCGGGACGAGAACGACCCTAGCCGGGGGGACTACTGGGACCCGAACGCGGAGCCTGAATTTCTCACGAAGGGCTTTGACCAGATCATTCCAGCAATCCCGGCCATCCTCCGCAGGAACTACCGCGTATGACCCCCTACGACGCCTTCCAGGATTGGCTGGCTTCGATCCTGGGCGAGGGCTACCAGTACAGCCGCGGGATGTGGGTCGACCACCCCTCGCTCGACTCGGCATTCATCGCAGCGATCCAGCAAACCGGCGGCCCCCCGACTCAGGTCGACATTCGTCGCCTGCGGTTCAAGGTGATCCTCCTCGGCCCGAAGGGCGTCCGGAAACATGTTGTCGACGTCGGCAACTCAATCGAGACCCTGGCGCAGGTAGCGCTTGGTGACAGCGTCCCCTGTGGCGCCGCATCTGTTCGGGCAATCGGCGAGCCGATCGGGCCTGGATACACCACCGAAAACCGGGCCTGGTACAGCCTGGACCTTGAAGTTCTCTATTAATCAGGAGGCCAGACATGGCTTGCAAGAAGCTCAAATTTCCGGGCCGCGACGTCGTGCTCGAGTATTACATCGGGTGCGGCGATGCGCTGCCGGCGGAGAATGACTGGCGCCGTTTTGGGTCGCTCCGCACGAAGGAATTCACCGTCGAATGGGACACCATCGACGCGACTGATTCCGACTCGGTTGGCGCACTGCGGGAGAACCTGGCCAGTTTCCAGACGCTGACCATTTCCGGTGACGGTACCGTGAAGGCCTCCGGTGCCGGCGCGCAGAACCTGATCGACCTGACGAAGCATGTCGTGAAGCCGGACGCGACCGGCGGACAGCCTGTTGTCTGGATGCGCATGACCTTCCCGGACCTGACCTTCACCGCATTCATGCTCATCAGCAACCTCAGTCGCTCCGCGCCGTACGACGATGTCACCACCTACAGCTTCGAGGCTTCGGCGACCGCTTCCGACTTCGGCCTGATCGTCGAGGATACCCCCGACGCGGATGCGCCGGACCCGACCAGCATTCAGGTCGTGCCGGAGACCCTCTCGCTTACCGTTGGCGAAGGCTTCAACTTCGAGGGCGTCGTGCTGCCTGTTGGCGCTCCGCAAGGCCTGCGCTGGACTTCCAGTGCGCCGACCGTGGCCGCGGTGAACGCGGTTACCGGCGAGGTGAGCGCTCTGTCGGCCGGTACCGCCACGATCACCGCCGCTTCCAGCGTCGCCCCGGGCGTCACCGATACCGCAACTGTCACGGTTGTCCCGCTGGTGCAGGGCATCACTGTCTCGCCGACCTCCGTCTCGATCGCCGAAGGCGCCACCCAGCAACTGACCGCCGCTGTATCCCCGACCGGTGCGGCTCCTGGCCTGGTCTACGAAAGCGCGGCGCCGGCGATTGCCACCGTGAGCTCGACCGGCCTGGTGACCGGTGTTGATGTCGGTACCACCACGGTGAAAATCACCAGTGCGGCGCGGCCGTCGGTGAGCGTGACCGTTCCGGTAACCGTTACTGCACCGTGATCCTCACCGAGATCGGTGAGATAGGCGTACACACGGCCTCGGGGGAGTTCTTTCTCCTGCGGCCGTCCCTGTACGCCATGACCCAGCTCGGTACGCCGGCCGAGATTGTCGACGTCTTCGCGCGCGTCATGAGCGACCCGATCACCGAGAAGCATCAGGCGGACCAGTTCGCGGACGCCCTGGCCGTGGTGGTGGCCTGTAGTGAGCAGGACCTGTCCGACGTGTTTGGCTACTACGACCAGGACCTGGTCTACCGGCCAGGAACTGCGGACGTCGAGCACCTTGTGCCTCTCGCGCGCTGCCTGCTGAAGCACGGCGTCACTGGGGCGCTTCCGCCGCTCCCCCGGCGCCACGACGAAGAGCCGAACTACTCGGGGGAATTCGTTGCGCGGGAGTACGTCGCGACGGCGATAGCGCACCTGGGGCTGAGCGAGCGCGAAGCCTGGTCCATGACCATGACCGGCCTGATCGGCGCCCTGCGCGCGAAATACCCCCCAACCGAATCGAACGCTCCGGGCGCCAGAGCCCCGACCGCGGCAGAGCATGACGCGACGATGGAGTGGTTCGACAAGATCGAGGCCAAGCGCAAGGCGCGGGCGAAAGGAGCACCCTGATGGCTGAGAATGTCGGCAGCATCTACTACACCGTCGAGGCGGATACCTCCAGCCTCGTCAACGGTGCGAACGCCGCCGATCGCTCGCTGGACAGCATGCAGGGTTCCATGCAGCGGACCGATGCGACTGCTGGGAAGTTGCAGACCCGCATGACCAGGGTGGCCGGGGCTGTGCGGCAGGCCAACCAGCAGATCGGCGCCCAAACCTCGGCATACAGCGGGCTGACCCGGGTCGTTGCCGCTTACCTTTCGCTCCGGACGCTCCAGTCGGTCATCGAGCTTTCCGACCAGTACGGCCAGATGGCCTCGCGCATTCGGAACGCCACCAGCAGCGCCGAAGAGTACGCCATGGTGCAGGAGCGCCTGTTGCAGACCGCCAACGGCACCTTCCGGGCGCTGAGCGAGGCTCAAGAGGTCTACCTGGCTACGGCTGACACGCTCAGGGATCTCGGCTACACCACGTCCGACGTTCTGGACATCACCGACTCGTTCTCCTACGCGCTGGTTCGCGACGCTGCTCGCGCCGACCAGGCCACCACCGCCATGGATGCGTGGTCCAAGGCGCTGATGAAGAACAAGGTCGAAGCCGATGGCTGGGCCTCGATCATGGCCGCGACGCCGTCGATCGTAGAGGGCATCGCCGAGGCTACCGGGAGGACCCAGGCTGAAATCCGGCAGTTGGGCGCCAGCGGGAAGCTGTCTGTCGAGGCGTTGAACGAAGGGTTGCGCCGCACCCGGGACGAGAACAAGGCACTGGCCGATGAGATGGAAACATCGGTCGCAGACTCGTTTACCAAGCTGCGCAACAGCATGACGGTGTTCATCGGAAAGGTGAACGAGTCGAGCGGCGCCAGCCAGATTCTGACCAGCAATATCGCGAAGCTGGCCGAGATACTACAGGATCCCGAAACCATCAAGGCTGCGCAGGATTTGGCTGCTGGCGTGGTTGGTGCGCTGAACAAGATCATTGACGGGGCGAAGGAAACCGTCCGGATAGTTCAGTGGGCTTCTGAAGAACTGGCCTACCAACTTAGCGGCGGGATGGCTGCGTCTGATGACATTGTTCGACTCAATGAGTCGCTAGCCGATCAACGGGAAGAGCTTGCGAAGCTGGAGAAGGCTCGGGACAACCTAAGGGCGCTTGGCCTAAAGGTAGAAAACGAGGACCCGATCAACAAGCTCAAGGCCGACATTCGGGCAACTGAGGCGTTGATTGAAAACTTCTACAAGAGCCAAGAGAAGAAGCCCCCGGTAGAGGCACCGAAGCTATCTACTCCATCGCAGCCAGGTAAATCGGGAGGGAAGACCGGTACCGTCAATGCCGAGGCCGCAGCCACGGCAGGCACGAAGAAGCTCACCGAGGCGCAGAAGGCAGCCAAGAAGGCCGCTCAGGAACTTGCCCAAGCGCAGAAGGAAAACATCGACGCCATTGCCAGCCTTGGCCAGCAACTTGCCCTTGTCGGCCTGAAGGGCAAGGAACTGATGCAGACCCAGGCTGAACTTCAACTCAACGAGTACGCCACGCCGGAGCAGGTCGCCCAGGTCCGCGCGCTCGCCGCGGCACTGTATGAAGCGCAACAGGTCGAAGCCAACAAGCAGTTGCTGGGTCAGATGGACCCGATCGCCGGCGAAGACCAGCGCTACCAGACCGAACTGGAGAATCTGAAAAAGCTGAACGAGGCCAAGTTGCTCGAGGACCAGCGCTACCTGGAACTCAAGGCGCAGGCAGAGCAACAGCACGATGCCACGATGAAGCAATTGGAGGAGGAGCGATTCCGCCGCCAGGCTGCCGGCAACGAGATGATCATGGCAACGCTGGATCAGGTGCAGCAGGCCGGCACGAACGCTCTGACAGGGCTGATAACCGGGGCGAACAACGGTGCTGACGCCATGCGGCAACTGGCCGGCGCCATGCTGAACCAGGTCGTGGGCGCCCTCGTCAAGGTCGGCATCGAACAGGCGAAGAACTTCATCATGGGGCAGGCCCAGCAGGCGGCTGCGGCGACGACAGCCGCGGCGACAGGTGCAGCTATGGCTTCCGCCTACGCGCCAGCCGCCGCTGCCGCCTCGGTAGCGTCATTCGGCGGGGCGGCAACGGCTGGCCTTACCGCAATGGCGGCCGCTATCCCGGCGATGCTCGGCATGTTCGCTGGCGGCCGACAGTACGGCGGCCCCGTAGGGGCTGGTGGCATGTACCGGATCAACGAGAACGGCGCGCCAGAGGTATTCCAGGCTGCGAATGGCCGGCAGTACATGCTGCCGAACACGCGAGGCGAGGTGATCAGCAACGGCGACGCCACCGCACAGGGCTCGCCGCAGATCAGCCTGCAGATCATCAACAACGGTCCTCCGGTTTCCGCCACCGCCACCATGGACGGGAACAACCTGCGGGTAACTCTCGATGCGGTCGAACAGGACTTTGCCAACAAGGTTTCGTCCGGCCAGGGGCTTTACCCGAAAGCAATCGAAGGCGCATATGGATTCAAGAGGGCAGGGCGATGATCAAATGGCCTGATGGCCTTCCCTTCCCGCTCAGGGAGGGTTACGGCTTCAAGACGGTAGAGCCTATGGCCAGGACGTCCCTCCAGAGCGGTCGGGCACGCTACAGGCGGAACTTCAGCAATGTGCCGGTCGCACTGGAGGTTTCCTGGCTGTTCACTGCTGAGCAGGCTCGGCTGTTCAAAGGGTGGTACCGAGACGTCCTGAAAGACGGCGTCAAGTGGTTCGAGTGCGATTTGCGTACGGAAGAGGGAATCGTTCCGTGCAACCTGCACTTCGAGGGGATCTACGACGGTGGCTATCTCGTCGGGCGCGACCACTGGCGTTTCAACGCAACCGTCGTGATGCGAGAGCGCTCGATCATCGATCCTGGGTGGGCCGAGATTCTGCCCGAGTACATCCTCCTCGCGGATATCTTCGACATCGCGATGAACAGGGAGTGGCCTCTACATGGCGACGGCTCTTGAGCGCTTCTATGCCTCCGGCGGTGAAGACCTGAAGCTCGCCACGGTCGAGTTGTCTTGCCCGGTGTGGCCGGAGCCTATCCTCATCTGCCAGGGCTATGACGACATCACCTGCATGACCGAAGACGGGCGGCTACTTACGTTCATCGCTGGCGCTATCGACGTATCGATTCCGAAGCGAGACAACAGCGGAAACCAGAACGTCGGATTCGCAATCGACAACGTGACCGGATTCGCCCAGCAGCGTATCAACGAAGCCCTGGAGGCTGGCGAGTATGTGACCCTGATCCTGCGAATCTACCTCGAAAGCGACCTGACTGCGCCGGCCGAGCGGCCGTATCGGATGCGCGTGAAAGGGGTCGACTTCGAAAGCCTCTCTGTCCAGGTAGAAGCCGGCTACTACGACCTCATCAACACCGCCGCGCTGCGCCACATCTACAACGTCAGCGAGTTCCCCGGACTTAAATACTGGCCCTGATCCCATGCCGAACAGATACCTCACCGCCATCTATACCGAGGGCGGGCGGGCCCTGCCGTGCCTTGACTGCTGGGGCCTGACGCTCATAGCGCGGGTTGAGCTGTTCGGACTGCCGATGCTGACCGACTTCGGTGGTGTCACGCGACTCACCCCGGTTTCGATGCAGCGGGCGTGCGATACGGAGATCCAGCGCGCGCTCGAGCAATGCGAGCCAGGACCTGGGGTCATCGCCGCGGCCTATAGAGGGCGTCTGCTCGATCACGTAGGCCTGCTGGTCGAGGTGGATGGTCGCCTGCGGATTCTCGAAATCAACCCGGGAAGCGGGGTGTCGCTCACCCCGCTCCAGAAGTTCTCCGACAAATACTCCAAGGTGGCCTTCTACCGTGATCGAAATCTACCCATCGCTCCTTGACGGAGAACCGCTGGAGCGGCATCCGATTGGCCGCAGGATGACGATTCATGCCTGGCTGACCGCGAATTCTCCTGGGTACCGCTGCCACGATGTCCACCCGTTCTCCATCGGTTTTGTCCCCGCCGAGGTTGCGCTTTGCGGGGACCTGACCGACAAGCAGAAAAAGGCGCATGAGGAGTTCATCCACCCCGGCGAGTGGGCCGAGCGCATCATCGACCGCGGCGATATTGTTCGGATCTACAAGCTCCCGCGCGGGACTGATCCGTTCACCATTACGGCGGCATTGTTCAAGGGCGTCCAGTCGGCATTCCGGATGCTCATGCCGCAGTTGCCCGGCATGCCCACAAACCCGGGGCAGGGCGAGTCACTTGCCGACTCCAGCGCGCGAGGGAACAAGGTCAAGTTGGGCGATGCAATCCGCGAAGTCGCTGGCCGTCGCCTGATCTTCCCTGACTACATCCTGCCGCCCAGGAAGTACTTCGCTGGCCCTCGCGAACAGTGGACCGAAATGCTGCTGTGCATCGGTCGTGGTCGTTTCCAGATCCAGGAAGGCGGCGTAAAGATCGGCGATACCACGTTCCTCGCGCTCGGAGCGGAAGCCTCTTTCCAAATTTTCGAGCCAGGCCAGAATCTTGGCTCGCATCCATCCGCCATCTGGTGGCACTCCGCGCCTGAGGTGGGCGCTAGCTCGACAGGTAATGCGGGCCTGGAACTCACCGAGTCCTCGACGCTCACCCCGAACCCAACCGCAACCACGTTCACGTTCTCGGGGAACAACATCATCATCCCTTCTGGCGCCGGTTCTTTCCCGTCTGATTGGGTTGCCGGAACGATCCTGCGGGTTGAGGCGCAGTATCCGTACACCGTCGTCGATGGTGGCGGTAGCGCGCGCGACACGATCTCAGGCGATATCGCGCAGCTTGGCCTGTCTGTCGGGACTGAGATTCAAGTCGTCGGCGTTAACTCGGGGCTCTACGTCGTAAACACCGTCAACTCCACAAACCTCACGCTGAACTACGACAGCGGCGCCCCCGTAAATGCCCTGCAGGTGGGTGCCGGTGATGCCGCAATCGGTCTGCGCGGGCTCCGGTTCCGAATCACTGCGTATAGCGCCCAACAGATCACGGTAGAGCGCCTGACGTCTGCGGGGGCTACTGACCCAAGTTGGCCAGGGTTCTCCCCGCTGAACTCCAGCACGTCGCGCATCACCGTTGATACCTCGAACTCCGAGGGAGGTTGGCGCGGCCCATTCCCGGCGTGCCCGGCTGGCGAAAAAACTAGCGTTGTCGAATGGGATATCTTTTGCCCGAACGGGTTGATCTTCATAGACCGGAAAGGCAATCAGATCCCGCTGAGTGGCTACTACACGGTCCAGTACCGCGATATGGATATTGGCGGCGCATGGACCTCGCTCGACTACCAGCATAATGGCGCCACGCTCGATCAAATCGGGTTCACGACGCGGCTGAATCTGCCATACGCCATGCGACCAGAGATCCGCATGCGGCAGCGATACCCCATCGGGAAAAACGAATTAGAGTTCCGCGACACGCTGCAATGGTACGGCCTGCGTTCGCAGCTCCAGGCGCCGACCTCATACGCGGGCGTGACGGTGCTCGCGGTTCGGTACCGGTCCTCTGATCGCATATCCGCACAGACCGAGAGTCGGATCTCGGTAGAGGCTACTCGCATGCTTCCAGCCCGCCAGGGCGGAGCATGGACGCCTGAACTCGCAACGCGAGACATCGTCCCGTTCCTCTGCTACATCGCGAAGGAGCGAGGCTATACCGACGCGGATCTCGATCTCGAAGAACTGGATCGGCTGGACGCCATCTGGAAGGCCCGCGGTGACACGTTCGACATGATCTACGAGGACGGTAAGGCCACGGTGGCGCAGATCATGGACGACGTTCTTGCGGCCGGGTATGCCGAGAAGACCATCAAGCGCGGCGTGATCTCTGCGGCCAGAGACGAGCCCAGGACAACGTTCGGGCACATGTACTCGCCGCAGAACATGGACGGCCCACTGAGGATCAGCATCAGCGCGCCGTCTGAGGACGACTATGACGGTATAGATGTCAAGTTCGTGAATGCCAATGGATGGGTCGACGATACTGTGCCATGCCGCATAGATGGTGATATTGGGCGCAAGGTGGAGACGATAACCGCCGTTGGTGTGACGGACCGCGACCGAGCCTGGCGCTACGGGATGCGCCGCAGGATGGCACAGCGATACCGGCGAACCGAGTATTCGTTCGAAACTGGCCTCGACGCGCTGAACAGCGAGTTCTGGGATTACGTGGCCCTCGCCGGCGATGTTCCCGGTCCCGGATTGGCGCAGAGCGCATACCTGAAATCGTTCGTGATCTCGGGAAACTCGGTCCTGATCGAGTCCAGCGAGCCGCTCGACTGGTCGCTGCTGAACTCTCCAGCGTTGTACCTGCGCCGCCCAGATGGAACGGTTTCCGGCGGATACCCGGCATCTCGGATCGACGACTACCGGCTGAGCATTCCCAGCATCGATTTCGTCCCTGATGTTTCCTGGGAGATCGAACCGCCGCACCTTCTGCTGGGAAACCCATACCGGGCCCTGATCAGCTCAATCGATCCAAAAGGCAATACCGCTGCGTCCGTCCGAGCGGTGAACTACGACCCCAGGGTCTACACCTACGACAACGCCAGCGCCCCCAACTGACCGCACACACAAATCCAGAGCCCGCCATAGAGCGGGCTTTTTCATGCCCGGAGAATTTGCATGACGACCTACGCCACCGGTAACCCGCTGGGCTCCAAAGACCCGCGCGATCTGTACGACAACACCGAGAACTTCGACGCGGCGATGAACGATCGTTCGAGCGTCTCTTGGGTGGACCGCTTTGGTGTTTCCCGAAAGTCGTGGTTTGGAATAGAGCAGCAGGTCAACGACTACCTTGCCTCTCAGGGCTTCGAGCCAGGCGTACTGGAGTACGTAGATGGCTCTCCGCTGACTGTAGATCGTCCGACCCAACTGATCCAGCGCGGGGATAATCTTTACAGCGTCAAGCGTCCGGCATCATTCCCTGTGAACCTCAGCGGAAACTGGGCAACTGATCAGTTGTTGCTTGTTACACAGGTAGATAGAGACCTTCGTTCGCAACTTGCTGCATCAGATGGCGGTTCGAATATCGGTTTCCGTAGCAGAACTGTAGACGCAAAGCTGAATGAGCTTATTTCGTTGGCAGACTTCGGGGCAGTTGCTGATTATTCTGGAACTCCCGAGTATGACGGAAACGACGGATCCAGAATCACCGCAACCGACAACACGGCTGCGTTTTCCGCATTGATCGCTGAGGCAATCAGTCGTGGCGATGCCTGTGTCCATATTCCGGCTGGCCATTGGGGTATCAAGACTGGTCAACTTAACTTCAGCAATTTCGAGAAAATTAGAATCGTTGGTGATGGTATTGACACAACCATCATTGACTTTATTCATGAGTACGCGCCAGTAACTGGTGGTGGGTATGTTACTAACGACATTTCCCATGCTATTGCGAAGTTCTCGTCTGGAGATAGTATTGAATTCTCAAACCTGACCATCAAGGGCACGACCAAGAAAGGGCTTGTGACCGGCACTCCAGGCTCAAACTGGACGTATGAGGGTGCTGTGTGGGGATTTATCCTGCAAAACGTGAATCGCATTCGGCTTGATCGTGTTCGCGTAGAGCACTTCAACTATCGTGGATTCTCGATGTATGGCCCTGAGACTAAAGAGGTAATCATCAACGAGTGCGAAGGGTTCTACAACGTAGGTTCAGGTTTCTGGGTCGAAGATACTGACTCCCTTCTGGTAACTGGCGGAGAGTTTGCATACAACGGCATCTCAGGCGAGGTCGGAACTGGCTACGGAGTAACTGGCTCTACTCGCGTTGGAAACATGGTTGTGAGTGGCGGTTACTACCACCACAACTACCGTAAGGGGCTGGATACACACGGCGTACATCATTTCCGTCTTCTTGGCGGACTGTTCCAGGCAAATATATACAGTCATTGCGACGTTCTTCGGTACGCAACTAATCCAACCGGCTGCACGACGCAAATTAAGGGAACTACCTTTACTTCCGGCGTTGATACTGACGAACAAGCCTGGATTCTCGCAGAGTACAACCTGCGCAAAACAAATGGGTACACATTTGCAGGCGGCCATGTTTTTCGAGTCGTCGACAACTCACCCGGAAAGAGTGTCTCGGTTCATGTGAGCGAAATCGCTGTTCGTGGGCACTACGCTCCGCAGCGTACCGTTGGGTTCACCGAGGGTGGCCCGGTCCCGTTCCAGTTCTCCACGACGCTCGGTCGCATGTCGTGGATTGGAAATGAGATAGATCTGACTGGATATGAGTTCTCGGCCTCTGGAACCTTTGGAACGCACTGTCTATTTGAGGGCCTGGCCGCCGAATTCGAGTTCAAGGATGGACTGCTTAACTGTCCGGCTTATGGTGCGTTCACAAACACGACTACCAGCTTGTCCGACAAGAGCAACGTGTTCATTCTTCAAGGGGTTTCTACCTACACCTCTCGGGTATCGTTCGATAATTGGAGGATGCGTGTTAATAACCTTTACTTGTCGTCAGCAGCTTCCTCTGTGGGTACGGGAGCTACTCGGCAGGCTATCAACTGGGCGAACACAGGCAGAATCGTAACGAACTGTTCCTTCGGGTGGGCTTCTGAGCCGTATACAGCGCTGGCGCCACTTGAGAGATTCAACAACTTGCATTTCCTGGGAGCGTGGCAAGCAGGGCCTTTGAACCCATCTCTCTCATATCTTCGTAATAACTACGTTATTACCGGAGGTCGAACCTATTCCCTTCCTGATGATAGCCTGGCTGTATTGAACAGCCGCAAGCCTTACTCGTTCCCCAATGTGACTAAAGCGCTTGGTGCTCAGGTGTTCTCTATTGTGATGGATAAACAGTCTGGAAGCTTGGTCAAAATTTCTACAGGACTGAGCGGAGAGGAACTGAACATTTCCGTCTACAGCGGAGACTTCACGGGTATTTCCGGATCTGGTTCTAACCCATATCTTGAGTTCGATTCTGCTGACCCGAACTACCTAGTGAATGGAGTAGCCAAGCTGCGTCTGAACGTAAAAGCCAAGATCGCTTTAAATAACATAAATCTGTTTGGGGAGATTTGGGCGTATGGTCGATATCCGTCGCTCGGTATCGAATACGTTTTTGCAACTTAAGCCCATGGGGAGAATTATGCCTATCACTGAGCAGCAACTGCTGCAGATACTCCCGAACGCCGGCCCTCGAGCCGGTGTTTTTGTTGGTGCGCGTCACGCAGTACCTCGCCGATCCCTGCGCAGGTAAGACTCCCTTTCCCGCCGAGCGGCGAGCCGACCGCTGGTCCGCACCGCAATATCGACCGGTATTCCGGCTTTGATGCGCTGGTGGGCGGTAGAGACGTTGACTCCGAAGTGGGCGCAGGCCTGGGCGATGCTGGTGAACTGAGTGCCGTCGATCTCGACTCGGGTCAGGCGTCGCTGGTTCTCGGACGCTTGCTGCTGGATCGTGGCCCATCGGCAGTTTTCAGGACAGTAGTCACCGTCTGGGTCGATTCGATCGATGCTGTACCTCCCAGCAGGCCGAGGCCCCATGTCTTTGAGGAAGGCCTCGAACGACTCGTTCCAACGTTCGCAGACCTTGATACCGCGACCGCCCCAGTTAGGGAAGTCCTTGTACTTCTCGTCGTAGCACCTGCGTTTCATGCCTAGCCAGGTTCTGTACTCCGGGGTTTTCAACCCTCGACGGCTGTGCCCGTGCGCGGTGACTTTGGCTGCACGCTTCCTGACGAATTCCCTATTTGAGCCAAGTGCTGAAGCCCATTCGCTGGCGAGGCATCCGCACGAACGTGTCGAGCCGCTTCGCAGGTTCGACGACTTCACTTTGACCTCGGCTCCGCACTCACATCGGCAGAGCCAGACAGATCCTCCATTTTCCCCGGGAGAGTCGTAAGCGACCACCAAAAGACGCCCATAGCGAAGCCCGGAGATATCGATCCGTTTCATTTCATTCACCTATTGAGAGAGGGACCGCCGATGGCAGTCGTTTCCGAGAAAACCGCTGGAGGGAGGAACGTTCTTGCGTTCCTAGACATGCTTGCGTGGTCTGAAGGGACCAGCACGATCAGAGGTAGCGACAACGGCTATAACGTTGTTGTCGGTGGAGGACTGTTCAATGGGTACGCTGATCACCCGCGCCTGAAGGTCTATCTTCCTCGGTACAAGGTTTATTCAACTGCGGCAGGCAGGTATCAGCTTCTTTCGAGGTACTGGGATGCCTACCGCGAAAGCCTGGCGCTGAAAGGCGGCTTCACCCCGGCTAACCAGGATCTGGTGGCGTTGCAGCAGATTAAGGAGCGCCGCGCGCTGGCAGATATACAGGCCGGTCGCTTGGCGGATGCCGTGCAGAAGTGCTCCAACATTTGGGCCAGCCTGCCGGGGGCTGGTTACGGCCAGCGCGAGCATTCTCTCGATGACCTGACAGCGCACTATCTTGCAGCGGGCGGGGTGCTGTCGTGATCTCGGCCCGTGTTGTCTCGATCGCGCTGGCCTGCTTGGTGCTGGTCGGCCTCGGCACCGCCGGCGGTGTCTGGCTCGGCGCGCGTCACTACCGGCCGCAGCTCGATGCTGCGCTGGCGGATCTGGTCGCCTGCCGTGCCTCCCGGGGAGAGTTGGAGTCCGCAGTGGCGGAGCAGGTCCGGCAGGTTGCCGCGCTGCGCCTGGCCGACGAGCAGCGCGCCCGGGATGCCGCGCAGGCTGTGGATCGGGGACGGCAGCAGGCCGCGGAGCAGTATGCCGAAGCCCAGCGCCTGGTACGTGAGCGAACCGCAGGCGAGGAGTGTGCGGCCGCCGAGGCGGTCATCGATCAGGAGTTGGGTCTATGAGGGTGGTGCTGATGCTGGTGATGATCGCGCTGGTGGGATGCGCCGGCCGGCAGGAAGCCGAGCCGCGCACGGTGCGCGTAGAAGTTCCGGTGGCGGTGCCGTGCCGAGCGCCCGCGGTCGAGGTGCCGGCGTGGGCAGCGGCTGGGCTGCGGAAAGACGACGACCTACAAACCAAGGTCCGTGCGCTGCTGGCCGAGCGGTTGCAGCGGATCGGTTACGAGGCGCAGCTCCTGGCTGCGAACCAGGCCTGCCAGGATTAGGAGTAGACTACGGCCTTTTCCTACGGAGCTCGGTGATGCTGGTGATTCGATTCAAGGGCTGGTCGGTGAAACTCGACCACCAGGTGGGCAGCGCTGGGAAACATGGCATCTGGTCGTTCCACGGCTCGGAGAGCAGCTACGTGCCGGACATGCAGACGATTCTCCGGCACGCTGCTATTCGGCCTGCGGAGCCGAAAGAAGGCGGGGAGGTCGAGGTATTCATCTGTAATTCGCGCATGCCGCAGGATGAGTGGCGGCCTGTCGGTAGCGGCGTTGCGGCCTACGAGTCGGACCGCTGAATGCTGGCCGTGACGGAAACGTGAAGCACGGAAATGGAAAACGTGAAAAGGAATTTCACGATTGGCACAGTTTAAGTGATTGCGGTCGGCGTAAACTGTTGTAATATAAGCGCTTCTGAGGTGCGAGACAGGATTTAGGTTCCAGCGCCGCAAGGCGTGAGAGTTCGAGTCTCTCCGTCCGCACCACCTTATAAATCAAGTGTTTACGAGCTTCAGCGGCCCTCCATGTAGATGCGCTGGATTATCAGCGTGAACAGAACGTGAAATGCGACTTTCACGGACTTGATCAAGAACCCCTACAGCATCCCTTACCCTGGCTGGAGCAAGATGGGCATATCGTTCAGTCATCGCGACTGTCGAGTGTCCGAGCAGATCCCGAACATCCGCCAACGGAACGCCGGCGCTGACCAGCCATGCCGCGCAGGTGTGGCGCAGGTCGTGAATCGTAAAGTCCGCAATCTTCGCTGCCTGGCAGGCCTGCTTGAAGCCGGCCGAAAGCGATAACACTCGATCACCGTTAGCGCGCGCAAAGACCCAGGGGCATTCCGGGCTGGTCTCGGACCTGAATGCCATTCGTCGCTTTAGTGCTGCCATCGCCCCTTCGTTGATCGGGATGCTCCGGCGCTTGCCTGCCTTCGTGTGGGATGCCTCCAAGTAGATCAGTCGATTGGCGAAATCCACTCTGCGCCACTCCAGGCCAAGCATTTCCTCCCGCCGGCATCCGGTGTTTACCGCTAGGCGGATGAAATCCTCGAGCATCGGGCCAAACTTCTGGACGCGCGCGGCGCGGCACAGGGCCTCGACCTCCGCCCTGGTCAGCCAACGATCACGCCCCTCGGCCTCGCGCATCTTCCGCCCCTTAACGGGATTCGGGAGGGCCCACTCCAGTTCTGTGTTGCAGTGGTTTATCGCCGCGGACAGTGCGGCGAGTTCTCGGTTGATGGTTGCCGGGGATGCGCCGGCATCCAACCGATGCGCTCCGTATCCCCGGATGTCCTGGCCCCCTAGATCGTTGACCACGCGTCCGGCAAAATACTCGCGCAGCGGCTTTATGCGGTGCACGGTCGTTTCGTAGCTGCGCTGATGCTGGCGAGCGTGCTGCAGGTACGGAATGATCACCTCCTCAAAGGTCCTGGGCGGATTCACGCCCATTTCCTTTTCCTTCCACGCTTTCGCGCGCTCCTGTTGCTCTAGTGCTTTCGCCGCCGAGTAGTCGGCAGTTCCAGAAGAGCGTCTAACAAGCTTTCCTGTTGCTGATTTGAAAGAGATCCACCAGTAGGCGGAGTCGTTTCTCTTGTACGGCATACTTCCTCCGGTACGCCGACCGCGTCGCGCATGCTAGCAGCGGCTTCCTCTTCAAGCATCTGTTCGAGCTTTTCCTTGTGGACCCGGATGGTCTTTTTGAACCTGACCACCGGGATCAGCTTTTCGTCCGCGTAGCGGTACGCGGTCCTGCGGCTCACGCCGAGAATGCCGGCGGCCGCCTCAACTGAAATCAAAGACATAGCGAGACCTTGGCCGATCAACGGCATCGGGTTGGCGGGTAGAATTCGTGGAGGCTTGGCCGGGCAGGGCGCCCGCATCGGGCAATATGGGGGTTAACTGCTCGGTCAGGCCTTCTGGTAGGATTTGAACGCCCAGCCGGGCGGGCCTCAGGAAGAGGCCCTAGTGGGCTCGGCTGGACTACTTCGGTTGTTTCTGCTTGTTGCGGCGAGCGATGATCAGTTGCTTGGACGCCGTGGCAACTCCCTTTACAACGTCTTCCGGGAGAAGCGCCTCATTGCAGTGTGGGCAAAGCGGAGCCATCTTCGTGCTGCGCCACGCTTCGTCGATCACCTTGGCCGCACGGCTGCGGATTGCAAACTGCTCTGCCTCATGCAACTCTCGGCGGCGCCTGTTCAAGTCCTTCAAGCCGCCGTCGAATACCTGTACCAGGTGCATGAAGGCATCAAACGGCTCGACCTCCGTTTCACAGTCGCTGCACCAGATGCGGCGCTCCTTGTCGTCGTAGACCATTTTCCTGTGACGGCATGAAGAAACCGGGCGCCTGGTCAATCCACGGGCGACTCGAAGGTCCTCGATCTGGACGACCTTTACGCCGTAGAGGTATTCATGGGGTTCAATGGGTGCGTCGCTCATTCAACTCTCCATACCGTTCTGCTTCAATTGGCTGGAAAACCACCATCGCCCATCGCCATCCATCCCAAGCAGCCTGTGTGTTGCTGTCGAAATATCGAATGTTGCCCTGGTCATCGACGTAGCTAGACAGGTCGAATACGCCGGCCATGCGTTTCTCGAATTCCTCCCGTTTCATCACTCCCCACCTCCCATAGACTTGCCGATCTCGGCGGCGGCGCGGACGATGGCGCGGCGCGTTGCCTGTTCATCGCTTTGGCCCTTCTCGGGGTTCTGTTGCAGGTAATCGCCATCTGGCGAGCCATCGTCATAGATAACGCTTGCCATGCCTGGGTAGCACTGGACCTCGAATCTCAGCTTCACCGCCAGCCTCAGCGCGTCACCGTCGTCGGTGAGCGGGTTCCACGGGAAGCTGCACTGACCTGGATTCCTTACCCCTTCGCCATTCATCAAAAAATCACGATGTAGCGGGTCGTCTAGCCTGCTCCGCTGAATGTTCATCCCCGCCGCCCGCGCCGCCAGTTCGAGTAGTGTGCGGTCGTTCATTGCGTTGCTCCTTCTAGGGCTGCTCCGATGATCCTTTCGATCTCGTCGCAGTAGTCGTAGATGTCATTCGGGTGACTGCCGTTATTCAAGCCGCTGACCATGTTCACGAGGTCGCGGGTAAGTGGGCGGAGATTCCCGTCGACCTCGGCTTGAACGGCATGTAGCGCTCCCCGCAGCGCATCGTTCTGCGCCCTCAGCCGGTCGCGCTCTTCGGCTCTACGCTTGGCGGCCTCGCGCCAATACCCACATCCGCCAGGATGCTCGGTGCATGCGGATAACTCGTCGCTCAGCCCGTCGATCTCGTCCAGCAGGGCGAGGATGGCTTTGGGGTTGGCGGCGGAATCGAATAATTCCCAAGCAGAGGAGATCGGCTCATCCTCGCTCCGCTCAATTCGGATCACTTCTTCAGCCAGCCTCCGCAGCTCTGCGTGGTCGGTCATGACTCTTCCCTCCGATAGAAGCCTAGGCGGTTGAGCGCCGCCTCTAAGTCGAAGTCAGTTGCGTCTTTCTTGGCGGAACCGAGCAACATGATGACGAACTGCTCGCCGCGTGGCGGACGAAAACCGAAGGTCATCTTATGACCATCATCAGTCCATCCGACTTTGTTGAACGAACCTACGAAGGTCGCGTCACCGTCATGCAGTTCCATGCTTCACCTCGATTCCGGCTTGCTTGATGAACGCTGCGCAGGACCAGATGGCGCCGTTGACCATGTGCGCAATACCAGCGGCCATGTCGATGCCTTCCTCGTCGATGTTGAAATGCTCAACAACCTCTTCGGCGGTGATCGTCGGCGGCAACTCCACCCTCAGAGCCGCGCGGCTGGCTTTCCAGATGACCTCGGCCCATCCCCTTGCGCAGGATTTGCGAAGTTCCGATTGCGCCGGCAAATTCCACCACGCTTCAAACTCTTCTCTCATTGCTTGCTCCATCTGCTCAACTCCCGTCCTTTCAGTTCTGTCTGCTCGTAGAGGTTCTGGAAGTCCCCGACTATCCGGAAGATGCTGAAGACGATCAGCGCGATGACAAGCAGCGCGACCAGGGTTTCGTTTTCGTTGTCCACGGTTGGTCCTCCGGGGGCGGATTCGTTGGTTTGGGGTGGCCTGTAAGGTGGTGCCAAGTAGCTTGGTTTAAGCGCTGAAACCCAGTAATCATGCGGGTTTCAGGCTGGTGATAAGGCGGCCTGTAAGCGATGCCGGGATTCCGGCATCGGTGCGTACAGCGGTTGGCGATGGGTGGCTATGCCTGCTCCGTCAGGTACTGCAACTCCCAGGTCGGGTGGAACTTCCTTGGCTTTCTTTCGCCGTCGAGCTTGATCATGAGGTGGGCGCCCTTGGCGCTTGTGATTGTCCCTCGCTCTTCGGTGCCACGCCCTCGGTAAATGACTTGGCCACCGCGCTTGCATGGAACGGCATAGGCCTTGCGGATGAACTCCATGCTCATTGCTTCCCTCCCTCCTGCTCGCTCAGCAGGGCGCGAAGTTCTTCGGCGGCCTCATGTCGATCCAAAGTGAAAACCTCATCGTAACGGTCTGCCGGCCTGGCAAGACGCCGCAACAGCGCTTCGCTGACCACCACATGGCCTGCGGGGATAACTGCTAATTCCCGCACTTCATAGCCTGGCCAGTCCTGAGGGTTTGCTCTGACCATGTCGTGGTGCTCCATGGAGCAGGGGCGCCAATCTCCCGGATGGCTTGTGAAGAACGAGTAGTACCGCTTCACCTCACTCATGACAGGCTCCAGTAGACGGTGATCCCTGCGACAGCGGCCCCATAGGCCGCCCCAAAGAAGAACATCAGCCATGGCTTGCTGAGCCTCTTGTTCTTCTTGATCAGGTCTTCGTTCTCTCGCAGAAGGGCGAGGGTCAGTTCTTCGCCATCCAAGGCTGAGGCGCCGGCGAGGTGCTCGGCTGTGATGCTATTGACCTCACTCATGACCTACCTCCTTGCTGGCTGCTCGGCGCTTCTTCATGATCTCTGCTACGCCGTCGGGGTACGTGATAGCCACGGCCCCGGCTGCGAGAGCTGCTGACTTCTTCGACAGGCAGATATCGAAGTGCTCCTTGATGGTCCCGGCATGCTGAATCCACTTCCGCTGAACACCGATCTTGTCTGCCATTGCGAGCAGTTCCTCGGTCGTGTCCGCGAGCATGTGGCACATCTTCATGCGGCCAAACGTTGCGTTCATGTCGTCGACGTAAACGGCCATCACAACCCCTCCTTGCCGGGCGCGGCGGCGAGCAGCTCGGCCAGCGATATCTCTGGAGCCTTGCACTGGCCTGCGTCAGCAACAGCCATCGCCAGCGCGCGGTCGTCGACGAATTCTGAATTGCGGAATCGAGCCACCGTCTTCTGCATCTCGTCCACCTGTTCCTGCGTCCAGATTCCGCACTCGACGAGCATCCACCCCTCCGGCACGCTGTGCTGAGCCTGGGCGACTGGTGCTGTGTAGACCGGCACGAACCCTTCGCGCGGACCGTTCCAAAGTGAGCCTGCACTTCCGGCAATGCCCGGCTTGTTTAGCCGCTCAAGGTCGGATTCGCGCAGGTGAGCTACCGGCTCCTGCCTCTCCAGCTCCGCGACCCTGGCCAGGGCGGCGTCGCGCTCCGCCTCCAGTTTCTCGATCCGGGCGCAGTTCAGCAGATGGAAATCCACCAGTTCGCTGATAGCCTGCTGCTTGCTCTTGCGCTCGAAGCGCTTCATCAGGCTGCGGCGGTCTCCGCCGCTCACCACCTCGATAATGGCCATTACTCACCTCCTGCTGGCTGAGGCGCAGCGGCGAGTGAGCGCAGACCATCCTGAATGGCTCGCAGGTCATCGTCGGTCGGCTCTTTGTGTAGGTACAGAACGACGGCACGCGGATGGCCGGTGTCGCGTCCGATCCCTGACACCTCCGGCACCTGCCCAGCCTGGGCGGCCGGGTAGTGGGCGAAGCTGATAGTCCCGCCGAGCTTCAACACCTGCACTGCGAGGGCATCGACATTGGCCAGGGCGGCGTCGCGCTCTGCCGTGCGGCCCGAAACCAGACCATCAAGACGAGCAATTTCAGCTTCCCGTTCCCGGATTTCGTTCTGCAAGGCTCGGTAGGTTTCCTGGCCGGAATCCATGTAATCGTTCTTGTGCTGGCGGAGTTGGGCGATCACCGCCCGCAGCTCCCCGACGATGCGCTCATGCTGGGCGACGGTCATAAGCGGCCGGCGTTCGACGGTGTAGGAGCGTTCGAACTCCTCGCCTTTTCCTGGGTGCCAGAGACTCCAGCCAGTTTGCGGGCCTGCGGTGACACGGTATTGCCACGCCACCACCTCCGGCCGCTCCGCCTCTGCCTGCTCGGCCTGCGCCGTGAGGGTTGCCGATTCAGCGATTACGCTAAGGACGCGCCCCTCTTTATCCTGGCGGGTTACCGATACGATGGCGCCGGATTCGTTCTTGGTGACAACAACCTCGCCAGAGGGTTGCGCCAGGGCGGCGCGGGCCTGCTCCGGGGTTACGAACCAGCCACTGCCGTCGCATTCGCGGCAGACTTCTCCGACATAACCGTCGCCTGAGCCGTCACATTCGGAACATGCGTAACCGGCTGCCGGATCGGTTTCATATCCGCAGGCGCAAAGGTCGCCGGGCATCAGATCGCCTTCGCCGCAATCAGGGCATTTGGTGGCACGGGGCTTTCCATCAACTGCACGTTCATCCCCGCCTGCCTGCTCTACCGGTGCCGGAATATCCTTTGGAGGCATGGCCGCATCACAGTTCTGGCACATGCCGGAGCCGGCAATGAACCCTGCGTCATAGCTGTCGGCTTTGAACTCGGCGCCGCAAGGGCAGCGCACATCGTTCAATTCGTTGGTCATGGGAGCTTTCTCCAGGCCTCGGTTTCGAGGTCAGAAACGGTTATCAGTCGGCGCCGTCGCTCGATGTTTTCGAGTTGAATGACCTCACCCAGGCTGTCGATGACGACCCAGTGAATGCCTGTTGGGAGGTGGATATATCGGGCTGGCGCGGGGGAACAGAGGGCGTTTATGCGGCGGACTGCGGGGCTTTCGTCGAATGGCATGGCTCATCCTCCGGGTAGACCCGAACGCCATCGGCGCCCTGGGACTGGTTGATCGCCATCTGCTTAACCGCTCTCGCGATGCGCAGAATGTCGTCCGGCGTCATAAGCTGGCTTTCTTCAGGCCAGCCGGTGACCGTCACACCGCAAGGGCGGTGATTCGCTGTTAGCTGGTGCATGGGGTTATTCCTGTTTGGTCAGGGATGGCAGACTTCGACGACGCGGTGATAGTCGCCACGGAAGGGCATGGCTTTGTAACCCTGATTCATGGGGTAGATTCCCCAGGACTGGCGAGAGCAGGCCGCCATCATCGCCGCGTACTTGATGACCTCGATGACATCTTTTTTGATGTACATGGCATGGCCCTCACGCACCCATCGCCGATTTGATCTGCGCTGAGTGGCTGCGGCTGACGGGTATCCAGTTCTCGGTTCCGAGCAGTAGTACCTCGCCGGCTTGGCTGTCATCAGGTCGGGTTTTGAACATGCTGATCAGCGAGCGTCGGACCAGGGCTTTCCGGTGGTCGCGGATGAACTCGTCGGCGAACTCAGTCTCCAGAGCCTTAAGCGTTTCGTTCAAGACAAGTACGCCATCCGGGTAGTACGCGATGACGTACTTGTCTTCGGCGAAGAAGTGGGTGATCTGCTCAACCGGGATTTCCTTGGAGTGTTTGCCGCATGTGGCTTTGAGTACGGTTCTCATGCTGCCATTCTCCTGCGCATGTCAGCCTCAAGCTCTGCCAACTCTTCCAGGAACGCCATAACCTCAGCCTCCATCTCGCGGATGCGTGCCTCGTCGCGGTGATAGCGGAAGCAGACGTATTGCAGTTCTTCCGGCAGGCGATCATCGAAGCTCACGAAGTCGACCCATTCGCGGCCGCTGCACGCCATCTGTGCCAGCATCTGCCATTCGTAGGTCGTGTCGTGAGCGCCAGACTGGATGATTGCGATGTGCTGCGCCGTGTTCGGGCACTTGATCTCTAGCAACCCGTCAGTGCCAACAACGCCATCGGGAGAAGCTGCGAAGCCGGTGATGCGCTGATGTTCGATCAGTCCGGTTTCTACGGTCATGACGCCAGCATTGAACTCGTAGGCTGAGCGGGCGATTGGCTCAAGTTCAGTTCCGCGCTGCATAGCAGCACTGGTGAAGTCTTCTTCTCGCTTTCCGGTAAGGCGTTCGCACAGCAACTGCATCATGTAGTTCTGACGGGTAGCAGAAGGGGCGCCGCCGCGCCCCTTTGCCATTACATCCTTGACCTTGCTCGCCGTTACCTTTCCCAGCCTTGCGGAAAACCATTCATCACTACGCTGCTCCATCTTGCACCTCCTCGTATTCAGCTTCGACAGGCTGATCCAGCAGAAACTTCTTGCGCTCGTCCTTGGCAGTGGTCAACTGATCACGGGCACCCTTGGACTTGTAGGTGCGCCAGGCGGCACCGAACACCTCTTGCAGTACCTCGATGCTTGTTGCGTTGCTAATGGCCGTGACGGATTGCGACACGTCCTCAACTTCCTCGGCTGGCGTCACATCACGCTCGACGATGCGCTCTGCCTCGTCTTGGTCGTAGATACCAGCGAAACCAAATGCCAGACGTGCGCACTGGATCATGGCCTTGTGTCGCAGCATGCGCTTAGGGTGCGACTGCCACGGCTGGGTGTTGCGCTTACACTCGGACATGTACTCGGTAATGCTGGTCGGGTGTTTGCGGTCTTTCCGGTAGATCCGGCATGTGTACTCGCTGCCATCGGCTGGCATCTCGAAATCCATGCCGTCGAACTGCGGATGCTCGTTGATGATGCGCGACCAGCCGTCCAGGCCTACCACTGGAACGATCCCGTTGTTCTTGTCCGGGAAGGCGTACAGTTCCTTTGTGAATGGGTTCAGCTTGTACTGGTCGGCGACGATCAGCAGGGCGACCATCTGTGCGTCGCTTACCTGGCCCTTGAAGCAGGTCTGCTTGAGGGTGTTTGCGACTTCTGCCGGAGTAGCGCCCATCTCGTAACGCTGCGCGAACTTATTCAGCAGCGGCGTCAATGCTGTGCTCATACGAACCTCAGTAGTTGATTGTGATGTGAGGAACCTTGCGCTGAGCGATCAGGGTGATCGCCTGCTTGGCGCATTCCTCGGGCATGCCGCCGGCGATCAGGGCCGCCAGGGCTTCGTTGTTGATTTTTTTCTTGTGGGCCTTGTCGGCTTCTCGGGCTGCTGCCTCGCGCTCGATCCTGGCCTGCTCGTCTGCCTGCCGTTGGCGCTCGTCGGCAGCGGCTTCTTCGGCGCGCCGCTGTGCATCACGCTCAGCCTGCTCGGCGCGTTGCTGTGCTTCCAACTTCTCGCGCTCCGCCTTCTCGGCAGCGAGTCGCAGTTCCAGTTCCCGGCGCTCGGCGGCAGCCTTTGCCTCGGTTTCGCGGCGAGCGGCGGCTTCGCGTTCTTCCTGGGCGCGTCGTTCCGCTGCAAGGCGCTCGGCCTCGGCTGCTTCGCGGGCAATGCGCTCCTCGCGCTCTTTCTGCTCGCGAGCAGCAGCTTCGGCGCGCAGTCGCTCCAGTTCGGCCTGCTCGGCTTCATACTTCTCGCGTGCAACGAGGGCTTCGCGCAGCGCGGCCAGGGCCTTGTCCTTGGTACGGGCGGCCTCGGTTTCGAACTCTCCCCAGTCCTCGCCAATCAAGAGACCTTCCAGCCATTCAATGTTGGCTTTCAACTCGGTCGAATCTAGGTCGCGGCATTCAAGACGCAGGTTGATCTGATCGATGCCGGCCTGGTGCTTGGCCTTGCGCATTTCCTCGCGCTGCTCCCACTCCGTTAGCGGCTGGCGTACCTCCGCCTGCCAGGAGTCCAGAAGGTCACGCATGCGCTTACGCTCGGCATCGACCTTCTTGGGCACTTCCTTCAGCTCGGCGACCAGTTCCTTGCCTACATTGTCCAGCGCCGTCTTAGAGCGGGCGACCTTGTAGGCGATGGAGGCGATGGCCTCTCTGCCCTTGCGGGTAGTGACGTCTGGCACGAAGCCGTCGATCTCTTCGCGAATCTTGGCCAGGAACGGGTCAAGGCCATTGGCGGCCGAGTAGACTTGGAGTGCGGTTTCTTTGGCCGGCACTTCGACCAGTTGGGTTTCTGCGGACATGAGTGATCCTCGCCGCGCATGCGCAGCCAGTGAAGGGAGAGGTTAAGTGGTTGCCTTGGCGGATTACCGGCCTGCTGCGGACAGGTGCGTAGCTTCTGCGGTGATGATGCCTCCCCAGATCGGGCCGGCTGCCAGGATGAAGAGGTACAGCAGGCCGCCGAAAAGGCTGCCTAGCCAGATTGCTGTGCGGCGGGTGTTCATGCTGCCTCCATGTAAGCGGCTATGAACTGCGTCGCCGCTTCAGCATTGATGGCGTTTCCGTAGGCGCGCAGTCGTCCCACTCGGGAGGGAGCCCCATGAGCCAGCGGGAATGCGCCGGGTTCAACTGGCCGCCACTTGCCATCCCGGCAGAGGAGCCAGTCAGCATCTGCCCACAGGCCGTTAACCGGGCCGGGGCTGCAATCGCTGCGAAGTCCTGCAGACGTTGCTGCACCTTCGAGCCGTCCTTGCGGGTCATCGACAAAGCCGATTCCGGATTGCCCGTCCGATCGTTCTGGCATGATGGTGTTGGCCATCCGCTCAGCACCGCCGCATGGTTCAGCGTGATGTTCGGTGTTGTGAATCCCTGCGAGGGCCTCCTGTTCGAGTCGCAGGCTGTTGGACTTGGCCATCCCGCCAATTGCGCCAGGTCGTTCAGGTTCGCCATCCCGTGACCCTGGGCTTTCTTCGCCGCGATATATTCCGGAGAGTGAGCCGGGAAATAATCTCGGGCGCATGGCGTTGGCCACCCAATACTTGCGGTCACGGATGTGCGGGGCACCGATGCCCGCAGACGGAAACGCGATAGCCCCGAAGGCATATTCCATGGCTTCCAGGTCAGCTTGTACAAGGTCGAGCCAAGGCTCCGCGTCCTTGCTTGCAACCTGCTCACCAAGGACTTCTCCAGGGCGGCGCTGGCGGATGAGCCAGGCAAAATGTGGCCAGAGATGACGCGGGTCATCAAGCCCAGCTCCTTCGCCTGCCGAGGAGAAAGGTTGGCAAGGACAGGAACCGGTCCAAACAGGTCGATCATCTGGCCAGCCGGCGCGGCGAAGGGCGAGCGACCAGACGCCGATTCCCGCGAAGAAGTGGCATTGTGTGTAGTGCTTGAGGTCATCTGGGTGAACATCCTCGATCGATCGTTCGTCGACGTCGCCAGGCGCTATGTGGCCGGCGGCGATCAGGTTTCGAAGCCACTGAGCGGCATATGGGTCGATTTCGTTGTAGTAGGCGGTCGTCGTCAGCTTCATAGCCCTGCCACCTCCACAAACGCCACGGCGAACATGAACACGCTGCCCACAAAAAAGCCGCCGAAGATCAGGACTTGGGCGGCCTCTTTCAGGTCTATGGTGATGGTCATGTGCGTCTCTCCCTAACCAGTCGTTCAGCGTTCTCGATCAGCGTTGCTTCGAATGCGCGGAACCAGATGCGTTGTGCGAGTTCCAGGTCGCCTCGGCGGACGGCTAGGAGTAGCTGAGTCATCGGGCACTCTTTGCTGTCGACCTCGGCAAGCCACTCTGGGACGAATCCGGCAAAGCCGTAGACCGTGAAGTCAGGCCCGGAAAAGGCCCGCTGCCGCTTGTCATGGAAGGGCACGCAATCACCATCCTCGCAGTTCAGAAGCTTGCCGACTTGCTCAGTGACATACTCGCGGTCGCCGTCATCGTCATCGTCAGGCAGTCTCGCGTCATACGCTTCTTGCAACTTGCGGATGGCGTTCATGACTTCTCTCTCCGGTAGAAGCCGAGGCGATTCAGTGCAGCCTCAAGGTCAAAGTCGTCGGCGGTCTTGTGGATCTGCAACTCGGTGTGCATGGCCATCACGGCCTCCTATGATCAGTCCTGTTCGAATAAATGAATTAGCGAAGCAATCTGCGGACGGGGCGGACACGGAAGACGTTGAACTTGACGAGGTAGTCCGTGCTGCCGCCGTAGAAGTTCGTGAGGAAGGCGAGGTAGGCGGAGTACTGCGAACTCGACCAATACCAGCGATCTGCGAAACCAGACAGCTCGCCTGCTTGCTTGGCGGAGAACAGAAGAGCCAGTTCCAGAATAGAGGGAATGAATACGCCTTCTCCGATCTCCATAGCTTGCTTGGCAATCGGGCTGCCAGCTTCAGCCATGGCGACCGTGTTCGAAGCTCCGTCTCGGTAGCTGACGGCGCCGTCCACGTCCTGGTCATACTCGCCCCATTCTCCAGCGAACTCGGCGCTTTTTCCGAGATCGACGTAGGCGTATTCCTTGCCATTGAGCCAATGGCGGACAAAGAAGGTTCCATCAGCCAGGGGCTGGCCGATTTCGGGAAGGTCATTCTGGTGAATCGAATCTTGAATGGTGGTCATGGTTGGTTTCCTTGTCGGGTTGTGCGTGGTGGCTGTATGGGGGAGTGGTCTAGGGCGGGGATCGAACCCGCGACCTGCATCGATGAGCGTTCGCGTTCATGACCGCTGGCGCTCGCTGCTCTACCGCTCTGAGCTACCTAGACCACTCTCCGATACAGCCTGGCGATGGGGAGCCAGGTGGATCGGGCCTGCGTTGGGGAACCCGGCAGGCGCGGGCGGTGTTCAGCGGATCAGGTGGCGAACCAGGATGTGGCACTTGCCGCCGGAAATCCTGACGGCCACGCGGTGGGTGCTCGGTGTCGGCCTGCTTTTGGAGGCGTTCGGGTGTTCGTTCGTGTAGATATCGGACGGCCCGACCATCACGCCTTCGCGCACCTTGCCAGTGATGGCCGACTTCCAGCGGACGACGGCGCCTGGCTTGGGCATGGCGCGGTAGGCTTGTCGGCGTTGCTTGCTGTTCATGTCCTTTCCTCGGTGATGCCCCGGCGAACCGGGGCAGTGTTCTCACAGGCGTAACAAATTCCGGTAGCCGTCACCCCCAGGCGCCCACACTCGGGGCAGCTCGCATCGCTGCGCACCTGCTCCTGCGCCTCCTCGTAGCAACCCTCGCAGCGGAATCCGTCGGACGTCTCGATCACGCGACCGGGCGCGTTGCACCGGTCGCATTCGTGAATGATTGTCATCGGGTCGACTCCTTGCATCACGCATGCATCCGCACGGTGATGTATCCGTTGCTGGCAACTACGTGCTCCCAACAATTGAAGAAGACGGACTGTCCGAACTTCTTCATGGCCGCCTGGCGAACCTTCACCTCAACGTCCAGAGGCTGTTCACCGGCGTCCGGCAAGGCAAGCCATTTCAGGCTCTTTCCGTCGCTCAGATGGGAATCAATATTGAATTGAGCCATTTCAGTCTCCTTAATAGGGTTTGCCAGCGTTGATGTATGCGCTTCCTGCTAGCTTGGTTAGAGCTACCAGCTGCCAGGAATCGATCGCTCCGCCGTAGTGCAATCCGCGCAACATCCCGACCGTTTCGTAGTACTCGATGCGCGCTCGGTGTACGTCGTTCTCCCTGCGGATGATTCGAAGAGACTGACGTAAAGCCAGTAAGGCCTTTTCATTCATCGCCTTGCCCTCCAGGGCGTGTTGACTTCCCGTCTGGCCCTCGTTGGAGGGCCAGCCAGTGAAATCGGTGTTTCTCGCAAACCCTCACGCCGGTAGCCGGTGGTGAGCGCATTGCGCATTTCGTACCGTCCAACGGAACTCAATAGCCGGATCAACTCGGCGCCCGTTGGCTCGTCTTCAGGTTGTTAAGGAGCGGTCGGCTCGGTGGCCTGGGCCAGCGGTGTGTTGCTGGGCCGTTGAAGATAAATTAGCAGTGCTGTTATCAAGTGGTCAATAGCACTGCTGATATTTTTCTCGCGCCCATGAAAAAGCCCGCGCTAGGCGGGCTTGGTAACGTCTCTGCTTGCTATAGGCCTGGGTAACCTGCCGGGTCAAACTCGAAAACGCGCTCTCCTGCCTGGAAGAACTCGATAGCGATCCGGAAAGGCTTACCCGATTTGACGATAGCCTCCAGTTGCTTAGCGTCCCGAACGAACATCAGGTCGCTGTCGTTGGTCGAACTGCGGACCCCGGTCCACTTTTGCGCCTTGCCTTCACCGACCCGAAGAACGAAACCGCAGTCTCGATAACCGCACTGCATCTGCCCTTTGGTGATCTTGAGGAAGGCGTCCAGGTCTTTGCCTTTTTTGCGGAAGGTAAGATTCAGGTATGAGCCCCCTGCAACTCGATATGGGAAATCGAAGAGGGTGGACGTCTTCGACTGAAGCGTGAGCATCCTGGTTACTTCATCGCTCATTGGGTCTTTGTATTCATGGCGCTCCCAAGGGGATTTAGTAGGGCTTGTGGTTGCCCGCTGCGGGCTGTTCGATCGCGACTGAGCCGCATCGCCGGAGGAACCAATTCCCGTTCCAAACTGCCAAGCAATAGGCAGGACGATGAATATGACAAACAGCCAGCCGATGACGCCGACGCTCTTGGGTACCTTTGCGCCGCATGATGGACAGGCTTTGGCTTTGTTCGACACCTGGGCGCCGCATTCCTTGCACTTAATCAGGGCCACGGAAAACTCCTCGATGTGTAATGGCTAGGTTATTCTATTCGGAGGATGCTGGAGACGGTAGCCGCAGTTTGGCTGGGCGGGGCAGTGATGGCGATAGGTAGTTTGCAGGGAAAGGCGGCGCAGTATCGAATTCAGCGCCGGGGTGGGGCGGTCGTCAGCTCAGTGCAGAGCCGGGAGGGAAGGGCAGGAACGAAAAGGCCGCGCCGGAGTCGAGCGGCGACCTGTGCCGGACTGCTGCCTTCCCAGGACGGCGGAGGGGCTGTCAAAGGCGGGTGGGGACGAAAAGCCCCGCGGTGCGGGGGGGGTTGTCGTTATGCGGCGAGCGCGGCTGTCAGATGCTTGGGCCCGGTATAAATGATCACTGAGGCTGCTTCGGCCAGAGCGGTAGCGGCCCTTCGGTTGTCCTCCTCATCGCCGGGCTCCAGGATTACGCGCCGTAGGGTATCCTCGTGGGCATTCTTGATGTCCAGCATCTTGCCGACAGCGCGGTAGACCAGGCTCCAATCAACCTTGCCATCCTTGGTGGAGACAGTCTGGATTAGCGTCGTCTGCCCGCTCTCGGTCTCGATGGCGAAGGGGAGTGTCAACTGGTGCCCGCTTGCGCCGACAATCTTGTAGTCAGTCCTGAGTGCTTTCGGGTAGGCCGCCTTCAGGGCGGAGCCAACCACCTGGTCAAACCGCGAGATGGGCGATGGGCGCATCTTATTGCAGGCGAAACCGACATGCTCAGCGGCCTCAATGAATCGGGCGAGGTAGAAGCCCAGTTGACTCTCCGGGCATGCCTTGAAGATTTCGCCTTGGTCGGATAGCTCCAGGCCGCTGGCTGCGAATAGTTCAGCCATCTTTCGACCTCGCTCGGCCGTCGGCTTGACACCATGCGTCATGGCCACAAACAGTGTGTCTGCGTTGTCGCTGATGCGCACCTGCCCATTACCCAGGTCCAGATCGGAAGAGCACACGTC